CTGTGCAAACCCAAAGTCACTATTTGAAGAGATTGTATCTCTATGAACAGATACAGAACTGTTTGATGTAACATCACCATTTGCCAATTGACCTGGCACAATAACAAGTCTTGAGTTTCTTGCAGAACCAACAATGTTATTTGCATGAAAGTCAACTTGTGTTCTCTTGATAACACCTGTAGTAGAAACAGGCCCAAAGAAATATCCCTGTATGGTAAAGTCAAGATTCCATATCAATGCTCTTCTTGTAAGAAAGTCTCCCTCATACGTGTCTTCTATGTTTATAGAGTTAAGAACAACAGGAGTATCCATAGTAATATTCATACTTGGAACTAGCTTTATATTTGTTGTGAACTCTGGTCTAAAATAAGGAACGATTTGTTCAAGTATCTGTGTTCCATCATCTGCATTTTTTACAAAGATAGAAAGAAGAATTTGTATGTCATAAGGAACTGGAACAAACTGTGTTCTTAGACGATTATTGTCAGCTGTATCATATCGTGTATTTTTTATTGTTGAAGAAAGTTTTCTCTGTCCAGCATAAGACATTCCTGTAATTTCAAATCCCATACGAGGAAGTTGAACCATAACTTCTTTTTCAAGATTAGAGTCTTGTGCAAGGCGAACAAGAAACTTTTCTTTTGGCCCATATGCAACAGGAACGGCAATTGATTGAACTCGAGCTCCTGCTGAGTTAAGTCTTTGTACAACAATATCATTGAATAAGTTTCCAAATCCAATAATATATTTACGAACTATCTGATTGTAGTATTGAGCTCCAAACATTAATACCTATCCACTTCACTAAACGGATTGACTTCTGAGAAATCTATGATACTATCTGCCTGTGTAGTAAAGAACTCATTGTTAGCAGCTGCATCTTGAGTTTCGAGTCTATACTCTTGTATAACTGAATCACCATCCTCATAAAGCATATTATCTCCGTCTTCAAGTTGAACTTGATAAAGAAGAGCATCTCTTGAGAATGCTGACTCGATTGCATCAATCTCTGTATTACCTGTATCAAGTCTTTCATCACTATATTTAAAGAGCTCACATTTGAGGTCATATGTTGGTAAACGACCTGTCTGATAGAAAAGAGTCTCATGTTCAACGTGTTTAATCTCAAACAACTTACTATTCAATGGAAAGAAAATAAGATCACCTTCCATCGGTCTTTCACTTGCAATCGTATATGCGTCATATCCTTCAAGAATAATAGAATCAGTATTTGCAGTTCCACTTGATATGTACTGGCGACTTGCAGCTGTTGTGTTTGCACTTTCTTGAAGAAGGTTATACCCTACCTCTGTAGTAATCTTCTCTGTCTTTATTTGCTCGAATCTTTTCTTTGCAACTGTAAGAGTAAGCTCATCTCGTATTTCAAGACCGAACTTTGAAAGAAAATCTCCTTCTCCCTCAAACCCTTCTACGTTCTTGACGTACATTTCAAGTTCGGCTGCATTATCGAAAGTCGAAAGAATATCCTCTCCATAGAGACTATCATTCTTTACGATTGTTCTTGGTAGATACTTACACTCAACACCATGCATCTTGATTGACTCAATAGCCAAATCTTCTACGAGGTCTTGTTCTCTACCATAACTGAAATTTTGAAAGTATTTATTTGTAGCCACATTATCAACCTGTCATATCTGCAACAGGTAAACTATACCCACTTGTCATTTCTTCTTCAAGTTTTAACAACTCAGCTGATGAATCATCATAGATTTTTGCACCATTGAAAGTTAAACCGCCTGGCAACTGAACCCCCTCAAACTTGGTAAGATTAGAACCCCATTGTTGTTTTATCATGGCCGTTGCATATCTCTGCAACCAACGATCTTTCCACACACTTGCATATGTGTCTCCATCAATCTCACGATAACAGTCAATGACGATATATTCACCCAAAGCAACTGTATCGAAGTCAAAATCAATATGAAGTTTATCCACATGACGATTCCAACGAATAATAGGATTACCTGTCAGAAGTTCTTGCATGGTTTCAACATGACGCATAGCTGTATAGTACGGAATAAGAGATGTATGAGACATATCAAACAACTCATTGAGATGTATTTGATACTTAGCAGAAAACATTGCAGATGAACTATTTGAATCGTGAATTGATAGTACATTGACAACACCGATAATATTATCATTTGTTGTAATATACTTGTTCGTTTTATCTGTCGAAGTTATCTGATGTTGAATGAGGACACGCTCTGTGCCATCATAGTGATAATCCCTGTAATATGCAAGGGCATCGTCAATTCTATCTTCAACTTGATCATCATCTACATTGACATCTACGACTGGCTCACCGAGTCGTCTAAGACAATAAGTTTTAAATGTTTCTCTTGTAGTTGGAACAGCCATGCACAAACCCTTTATTATGTAGTCGGTTTCTCCTATTTATAACAAAGAGTCGTGCAGGCCAAATTAATCCTTAAGCTACGAAACTTTCACCTTCTGTCCACCCACAACCTGTGAGTCCACCAGCCTGAAGTGCTTTGAGTGTTCGTATTGTCTCATCTACATTTCTTCCTGTATCGAGAGCATTAACTGTGATGGATTGAATTGTATTTTCGGGATCAACAATATATGTTGCCCTGAGACACACTTGTTCATGTTGATCAACAACTCCTAACTCACCAGAAAGTTCTAAACCAGAATCAGCAGCTAAAGTATGACGAATATTTCTTATAAGATCGTTGTCTTTCTTCCAAGCAAGTTTACAGAACTCATTGTCTCCACTAAATCCAATAACATTGACTCCTTCATCAACGAGTCTATCCATCTCTAATATTTCTGTTGGACATATAAAAGTGAAATCTTTTGGATAGAAGTAGTATATAGTCCATCCTTCATTGAGATCATTGACCTCAATCATTTCATTTTTATCATTCACACCATTACATTTAAACTCTGGAAAAAAGTCTCCAACACCAATCATCTTCAAATCTCCTCAATTAAAATTCATATGTTATATTAATAGCCTGTGCCTTTGTTCCGATGTTACCACCGACTGTAAATTTACCTACTTGTTTCTCAAGAGTAACTGCTTGATACTCTGACAAATTCCAAGACTTTCCATATTCGATACCGACTACGATATGATCAAGTAGATCAACGATACCATTATGAATATGTAACTTATATCCAAACTTATAGAAATCTTCTTCAGTATTATTTATGTTGACTGAATAAGTTCCAAAGAGTCCATATGCACTTACTGTGCCTTCAACTTCATCAATGTCTGATAAAACTGTTCCATCATATCCAAAACGAGTAAAGATACCTTCTATAGATATATTGTCTGTGATGTCAATATTTCCACCAGCATACAAATCATATTCATACGTTGTATCGTCATCATAGTCCACCTGAGAGGCCCAAATTCCCCCGAACACTTCTACCACTCCGACACGACCTGATGCTTCAGCCCCTCCATTTACTGCAAGGTGACCCCCATTCTGATTGTATCCACGAAAGATATAATCGGAAGAGACTCCAGCGGTAATATCTAAGTCAGCACCAAAAAAACTTTTCTTTTCTTCTTCTGCAAATGCAGAAAATGGTAATAAACATAGTAATAGTATAAGTATCTTTTTCATTTTAATCCTCTTTAAATTTAATCTTAAGCGCCTTCTGTGCCTTCTGTTGCAGCCCATTGTGTGTTGTCTTCATCCCATGCAAAATAGTGTGTTGCGTTTGCAGCTGGTTTTGGACTTGGTGGAGTCCATACTAAAGTGTTTGCATGAAGATGCCAAGAACTGTGTGGTTTGGGCCAATGAATAAATCCATTAGCAGTATCTCCAGATTTTCCACCGAGATACACCATGCCTGCACCACCATATCTTACTCTAAAATTATTATTGTAAGAAGTTTGTACCCACGTACCTCCAAGAACCTTTTGACAGTGAGATTGACCTATAGATTCAACTTCATTTCCACTTGCATCCGCTGTATCACTATTTTGAACAACCACAACTTGTGTAACTGTGTTTGCAACATCACTTACAGTTTCTAATTTTGCAAAATGTGCCATTGGCACTACTCCTTATTTTACATTATGTATTTTTTCTTCAAGAATACATTCCGTTAACGACTCTCTCGATCCCAAATTTCCTTTTGGAAACGTATTAAATGAAAGACTAATTCTTTCGTGACCTTCTTTTTCTATTTTACTAACACTATGTCCCAAAGAAGATGGAAACAAAAATAACTGTCCTTCTATTGCTTCATACCACCAAGTAGAACTATTGTAGACATTAAAATCTTCAGTTTCAGGCTTTAACTGTTGATAGCCATTCTTGTGAAAATATATTTTGTCTGTTTCATTATCTGTCTTAACATAAAAAACACCCGATACAATTGAATTAGGATGAGCGTGTTCATGGTGATATTCACCTTCTCTTGTAAAGTTTGCCCAAGATTGAGTAATGTAAAGGTCTACTCCAGCCTTCATTCCCATAACTCTACTTGAGTATTCGTTTACACATATCAAAAAATATTCTTTTAATTTCTTTAATCTCTTATCATTTAAAATATACGTGTGTTTAGTTGATCTATTTCCTTTATTGTGTTTATGTTCTAATTCTTCAATAAACTTACGTTCGCTCTTACTTAGTTCTTTACGATTAAAAAGACCGACACCTGTAGGAAATAAATTAACTACTCTTAATGTTTCGGAAACTGTTATTGCAGCTGATTGATTTCCTATTACATCAAATTCCACTTGTCGTTCTAATTCTGTCATTCTCTGCCCCACCCTGTGCATCATCTAAAGTTTTGTTGAACTCTACCAATTCTTTGTATTGTTCGTTAGTCCATATAGTATTTATGGTGTTCTCAAACTCCTTTGCTTTTTCCATAGTTTCATAGACTTCTTCTATTGTTGGGCAAGGTCTTTCATCTTCCCACCGAGTAAATCTATTGTTNGTAATCTCCCATTTTGCCTTAGGTCTAAGAAGTTCCATCGCCATATCTATACCATATAGTCTATAAATCTTATCAACATTCTTTTTACCATCATCTTTCATAATTAAATCCTATCCGTTAGCTTTTATTACCACAATTCCAGAACCTCCAACACCACCATTCTTAAAACTATCACCATCTCTTCCGCCACCGCCACCTCCACCGCCTA